TGTAAAGCTAATTACACCAGTGCTCGAATTGTAAAGCAAGTCGCCAGAAACGCTTATGGCTGCCCTTGCATTCGCTGTAAAGTCTGACTTGTGAAGCAATGATAGATATCGCAGAATCAGAAGCTGATGTCAAACGACCTTGCGCATCAACAGTGAAAGTTGCTACTGTATTTGCTGCTCCATATGTGCCAGCAGATACAGATGTATTATCAAGATTAATTGTAATTGTATCAGTGTTGCTTCCAACTGAGCTCAAACCAGTGCCACCAGATATAGTTAAGGTATCTGTTCCCGATGTAATTGTTTGATTTGTGCCCGAATCGCCAGCAACAGTGAACGATGTTGCGATATTTGCGATGGTGTTATTAACATTTGAAATAGCACTGTCTGTGTAAGACGTTGCATTTGAATACGCAGTGTCAACATCTGTATTGCTTGCTATATTTACATAGGTAGAACCATCATTTGTAAACTGCCACTTATCTGCAGTTTCGTTCCAACGCAATTCAACGTTTGTAGAGGTGCCGCGCTCTACTTCAACTCCTGCATCTGCTGATGGTGAGCCGGTAACGCTGCTATTTAATAGAATTTTATTGTCTTCTACGGCAAGAGTCTCGGTGTTAAGTGTTGTTGTATTTCCATTTACTGTTAAATTTCCTGTAACGGTAAGATTTTCTCCAACTGTAAGATTATTGCTGACTGTGACGTTGGATGGAAGGCCAACGGTTACAGCACCATTGGAAGCAGAAACCTCTACCTCGTTTGCTGTTCCGTTAAGTGAGGTTACAGCAGCAGTTGAGAAATCTGTTACTTGAGAGGCTGTTATTGCGATAGTTGTATCGCTTGCGTTTGTCAGGCGACCTTGAGCATCAACTGTAAAGGCAGCAACAGAATTAGCTGCACCATAGTTGCCAGCAGATACTGTCGTGTTGTCAAGGCTGACAGTAACAGTATCAGTATTTGAAGTAGCTGTGCTTAGACCTGTTCCACCAGCAATTGTTAATGTATCGGAGCCAGACGTAATAGTCTTTGATACGTTATTGTCTGCGTTGACTTCAAAAGAGGTTGCAACATTTGCAATCGTATTATTGACATTTGATATTGCATTGTCTGTGTATGAAGTGGCATTTGAATAGGCGTTTGCAGCTGCGCCATATGCTTCATAAGTGTTTGCGGTTACTGCTATCGTTGGGTTTGAACCTTCTCCGCCAGCGTTAGTGATCGTAATTCCGGTTCCGCTAGTCAAGTTAGCTACATAATCACCAACGGTGTCTGTTGAAAGATTTACTGGTTCGTTAATCCAGTTTGAACCATTATAACGAAGGAAGTCTCCATTGGCTGCATTTGAAATGGTGACATCACCGAGATCGTCAATTGATGCAATTGTGATTGTTGAGCCTGAAACCGCGTTATAGACGCTAACTCTTACGGAGTTTGCTGAAGGTGCGGAAGAAAAATCTAGCTTTACTGCGCTTGTTGTTGTAGCTTCCCAGCGAACATCAATTACCTCATAGGGACTTGCAGCATTTCTTGTAACAACAACGACGTCTCTTGAACCAAGTTGGTGGTTGATCGTATATTCGGTATTTGTGCCATCACCTATTGTTGTTGAATATGTGGTTCCTGCCAAACCTGTGTCGGTTCCTGGAACAAAGCTAGTTCCGTCAAACTTAAGAACTTGGTTTGTTGTAGCTCCGCTTGGATCAATTGTGATTCCATTGACACTAAGGGTGTTTGCTGCAACATTGCCAACATTTACCGTTGCCGGCAAAGAAAGAGTGTAAACACCACTGGTTGCATTTGCGCTAACGGATACTTGATTTGCTGTTCCAACAACATTTGAAATTAAATTAACTCCGTATCACTGCATTTGCGGTAGAGTTCTTATAGAAGAGTTTACCATCAGCTACGTTGAGAGCAAGCTCTCCAAGCATGAGCGATTCTGGTGCGTTATTGGCTTCATCAGATCTCTTTAATAGTAAAGTATTGTTTACCGCAAAAATGGAACCGCTAAATGACATTGTGTGACCTCTTTTGGATTAGAATCTATATAAATAGTAATTTGTGATAAAAGTTATTCACATCATTTTTATTAATTTGTAAAAACAATATAGTATACACTATAGTGCTTGATCTTGTGATATTTTTAAAATACTACCATTTACCTAACGGACATTGAGCTACTGTTAATTTAACCTTTAAGCTCATAACGCATCCGCATTGTTTACACTGACCTGTTAACTTAATAAGTTCAGGACATTCCAGGCATATTTTATATCTATTTTCTGCTATTTCTTTAGTTGTATGGTTAGACTGGGATAATAAATGCCATGGCTTAGTATTTCCGACACGTTTTTTATATTCTTGCCAAGCTGACATGTATTTGTTTTTTATTCAGCTGGTGGATTGAATTGATCGCCATCCCAAGTCCAACCAACTTGCGGTTTTTCTTCTAAGTTTGTTGTTTCTATGATTAGAGGATTGCTTTTTAGTCCTATTGTTTTCATTTCAGCATCGGGTGTATTGTCCGGAAATGAAAGCCTACATTTAACTACACCATCTACTATGAATGCAAATTTTTTTATTTTCATAAATTACTCGTTTCCGGCGGACTAAAATTGTTTCCGTCCCATTTCCAATCATGCTGTATTGCTTGTGGTAGATCTGTAATTTCAATTATAGTTGGATTTGACATAAATCCATCGCATATTTCTTGATGACGTAATCCAGTCGGCAAAATGTCCATAGTTAAAAACACATCATTTTCAACTACAAAAGCAAATGATCTTGGTTGCATAAATTCCTTTCTACTACTTTAGTATATCATTATACTGCGCAGTTACACTCGCTGCAATTTCCACTGGGGCATGGTGCGCCGCAACAAAGTGGTATTCCAAAGCTTGGAGGACCAAAAAAACCTGGAGGACCAAAAAAGCTTGGAGGACCAAAAAAGCTTGGAGGACCAAAAAAGCTTGGTGGACCAAAAAAGCTTGGAGGACCAAAAAAACCTGGAGGACCAAAAAAACCTGGAGGAGCAAAAAAGCTTGGAGGACCAAAAAAACTTGGAGGAGAAAAAATGCCAACAGTGTAGTCAATAACTGTGCCAAGGAGTGTAATTTCTGTATTCGTTACAGCTGGAGTAACTTTATCATTGAGGCTTACATCTTGTGTGGGTACGGTTGTAACCGAACCAACCGTCATTCCTGCGTTTGTAATAGCTGTATTTGCGGCTGTTTTACTAGTCCCTTGACTTATTGCGGGTTTATTATTTTTTCTTGAACCGTCCCGCACTGCTTGCTGGAATTGCCATTTTTAAGCCTTTAGATCTCCCAATACAATCCAATGATTTGTATTTATCTTAACCATTGTAGCTGATGACCATTGAGCGCGCAAGTTAGCAGTATTTGCAGTTCCCTGTGGAGTGCAGTTAACTGTTACACCTGAATTCCCGACTATTTGTACAGAACCAGTTCCTATTTGAACAACGTCTACTCTGTCTCCAATATCAAATGGTTGAGATGCATTGGTGGGTATATATAGTGTCATTCCCGTCGATGCATTCATTGTTATTAGCTTGCCAAGATCACTTGTTGTTAAAGTATATGGAGTAACTGTTTGGGCATTTAATTGGGATCTAAATCCAGCTCTTGCTGGACCTTCTTGAAGAGTCGTTGGGCCAACTGAGTTTGCTGCAACTGTTGCAGCCTGACCCGTGTAGTTTGTTGCAGAAAGAACTTCGACTCCATTTATTTTGATAACTTTTCCAGAGACTAAGTTAATATTTTCTGAAGAACTCCAAGAAGATGTTGAATTAGACCAGGTTAAAGATTTATTTGCAGATCCGTCGGGAACTATCAAACCAGAACCATCTGCAGTTGTATTGCTTGGCGATGGAGATGTTCCTAGTTGAATTGTTTTATCTTCTACTGTAATTGTTTCAGTGTTTATGGTTACGGTATTGCCATCTACCACTAAGTTTCCAGTAACTGTAAGATTACCGGCAACAGTTGCATAGCTACCGTTAACTACTAGGTTGCCAGCGATGGTTGGATTAGCTGTACTGATCCATGTGTTTCCATTGTATAAAAGAACATTGTTTGCAGCAGCCGCAGAAACATTGACATCATTAATGTCATCAAGATTATTAATTATTGGTATGGAATCTGGAATCCAAGCTGTACCATTCCACTTTAAAAACTGTCCAGTACTTGGTGCATTGCTTGCGACATCTCCAAGATCCGAAAGAACAGCTGTATTTAATACGGTTGAGTGATCGTGTGCATCGTGTCTTGTTGAATTAAAATATTGCAGGTGATCATCGTCCCCAAGGCCAGTCATGGAACCATGATCTGAGACTGGAGTTGAAGGTATTGCTCCCGTAGTTGATAAAGTCCTTCTTAAGTCCCAAACTGACGTAATAGAGGCTTGAGGATCATTGGTATATGAATTTGATGTGTAGTATATAATCTTGTGTAGTGGTCTAAACTCATAAATTGGAAAACCTGTTAAATCAAGATCTTCCCAGACGGCATCTTCTGCTAAGTTTGTAGAAGTATAGTTTTCTTGACCAAGAATAGCTATAACTGGTTGATTAAGGTTATTTGTTGCAACTATCCAGGACACACCCCATCTATTATTATCTATTTCTGGTGTAGACCAAGTTCCTGCAGTATTTAGGTTATACATTGCTCTTCCACCATTGTGCTTAAGTGGATAGTCTGTTGCTGCGTCTTTAACCCATGCAGAACCAGATCTGTAAAACATTGGTACCTGTGCTATTGGGCTAAGCGTTTGTTCCCAAGTATTTGGTGTTGGGGTAGCAGAATCTATAATCTGGACTTCTAAGTCTTCGTCAAAAAATGTTCCACCAGCCAAAGCGACTTGGGCATGTGTATTACTCGCTCCATTGCCACCAGTTGTTGCACTGATCCCAAAGCCATTTGCAATTGCTGCTCCACGAGTTCTATGTAGGTACTCATGTGTTGCCCAATCTAAAACTATTCCATGTCGTTCATCAGCAAAGAAGTGGTGTGTATTATTACCAACATTCCAGTATACGTAAGCAACTGGTGCCTCATTTTCAAAATCAAAAAAAGTATTAAATTTACTGCTAAGAGTTCCCGTATTGCTAAAATAAATATAATGAAGTCCAGATTGTTCAGTTATTGTTACTGACGAAGAAGAGGATTTAATATATCTTTTGCCCTTACACCAAACAGTGTAAGAACTAGATACTGGCGCTATTGTGAATGTTCTACCCGACAAACTAATCGTGGAATCAGCTCTATTTTCAATTCCAGTCGGTTCTCCAGTAGGAAAGGTAGAATTTACCCAAGCAGAACCATTGTATTGAAGAATTTCTCCGTTTGCCGCAGAAGTTATTGTCACATCCTGAATATCATTTATATTATTAACTTCATTGATACTTGATCCAACCCATGAACTTCCATTGTATTTCAAAAATTGATTTGCAACTGCTGCATTTGTTCCATTCACATCAGCAAGATCATTGAGGTATGCTGCTTTATCAACCCAATATGATCCATCTTTGTATAGAAATTTTCCAGACGATGAAGGAGAAATTAAAACTTCTGGTATTTGACTTAGTGAAGTTATTACAAGCGATGCACTAGATACATCTCCAAAAATACTTACCCTAATTTCATCTAATCCTGGTGGTGATTCAAAATATAATTTAATTGTATTATTACTAAATACTTCCCATAAAACATTAATTGATTCAAATTTTTCACTTGAATTCTTTTTAAAAACTACTACAAAAGGATCTGAAGTGTCTAAGCCATGTGTTACAGAAAACTCTGTATCTAGTCCATTTCCTAAAGTTTCTGTATATGCAACACCAGCTGGAATTTCTAACTCACCTGTTGATTTTGCAATCCAAGAACTTGTGTCTGCATCGTAAATTAAAACTTGGTTATCTCCCGGTAAAGGTATGTTTACATTGTTTAGATCATTCAATGATATATTTGCAGATATTGTTGGAGTAGATCCTTCTCCAGAATTATTAGATATGATTATTCCATCTCCTGCAATTAATGACTGAACATAATTTCCTGTTGTATCGGTTGACAGGTCTATTTGATCATTTGCCCAGGTTGAACCATTGAATTTTAGGTAAGAATTTGCTAAAGACGTATTTATCGTTACATCAGACAGACTGTCTACTGCAAAAGAAGAAAGTTGATTATTAACATAGGTTGTTGCATTATTGTATGCAGTTGCAGCCTTGGTGGAAGCGTCTGCTGCTGCGTTTGCTTCTGCAGTTGCGGCTGAACCATATGCATCGTACGTATTATTTGTTACTGATATTATTGGTTGAGATTGTTCTCCGCTACCATTCGTTATTGTAATTCCAGTTCCTGCTAAAAGATTTGCAACATAATCACCAGTAGTATCTGACCCAAGAGATACTGAATTTGCAACTATTGTTGCTTCTATTTGTACATTGCTGCTTCCATCAATTGTTGTATTGCCAGACAAGTCTCCAGACAAAGTTATTTTTCTTGGAGTAGTCCATCCAGCAGAGGTTCCACTAATGTTGATTGCTGCAGTTGACGGTAGGCTAATTACTATTGCGCCAGTAGTAGACGTTACGTTAATCTCATTTGGAGTTCCTGTTAATGAATTTACAAAAGTTGGTTTGTCTATTACATTATCCCAGGTTATGTTTGCGTTTATTTCACCAAGTGAACCAGAAAAAACTTCTGATGAATTTGAGGCGTCTGGTATAAAAGTAAATTTTCCGGTTGAATCATCAAAACCAAAAAAACCTATTTTGGCAGATGTACCGTCATGCCATCTAAATTCAATTCCACGATCTTTATTATCATCTGTTGTCGGAGCGTTTTTTCCGACCAAGTGTTATTGTTGGATCCTTGAGTACTGTGACAGTTGATTCAATCGTTGTAGTATTTCCCAATACGGTAAAATCATCGTCTGTGGTAATTAAATCTGATCCCTGCAATAGGTTTAGCGAAGAGTTGACTAAGGAACCGTTGTTGTCAAGATAATAAAATATTCTATTGATTGGATCAATAGCTATCTGACCTTGGGTTATACTAGGTAATGCCACCGTAAAACCTTTCTTTTTTATTTATTAAAATGTGCCGCCATCTATGATGACGCCATCAAAAGTGGTCAGATTTGTTATAGATCCACCAGTAATATTGATGCTTGACGAATTTTGTACAGCAATAGTTCCAAGACCAAGAGTTGTTCTTGCCTCTGAAGCGTCTTCGTCGTCTATGATACTTCTACCAAAAGATGTTAATGTTGTCAAGGCTGCTGTATTTGCTCCCGTAAAATACGGGAGTTTATCAGCGGCTGAAGTCAATCCTGCAAGTGCAGCTAACTCAGGATCATATGCCTGAACGTCTACATCTATTTGAAGTCCGAGATTAATTCTTGCATTTGCCGCAGTTGTTGCGCCCGTGCCACCATAGGCTATTGCAACAGTTCCAGCTTGCCAAGTTCCTGACGTAACAGTTCCAAGAGATGTAAGCGATGAATTAACTATCCCAGAACCAAGTGTAGTATTTGACAAGACTACTGCACCATCGACCATATATGCTTTACCACTTGCCAAATTCATGTATTCAGAAGATGTCCAGGCTGTTGTGGTATTAACCCAATTAAATGTCTTGTCTGTTGACCCTTTAACAGTTAAGCCTGCTCCATCTGCTGTCGAATCTGTTGGGCTTGCAGTACTAGCCAATTCTATATTTTTATCATCAACAGTAACAGTTGTCGAATTGATAGCAGTAAGAGTTCCATTGACTGTCAAGTTTCCGCCTACGGTTAGATTTTCAGCAATACTTACATTGCTTGCGAGTCCAACTGTTATTGAACCATTTGAAGCCGAAACAACTACTTCGCCAGCTGTTCCACTCAGTTCTGTTACTCCAAGGTTTGTTATTGCAAGCTTGGCATTTGAATCATCATAGCTAACAGAAATTCCAGAGTGTGTAGCATTTGTGAAAAGTGCTGCAGCTGCATCTTGTGACTCTTCGGTGAAGTATTGAACTTGACCTGCATTAATAGAAATTGCTGTTTGCGATGCGCTAGTGAGTCTTCCTTGCGCGTCTACCGTAAATGTTGTCGCAGTATTTGCATTACCATAAGTCCCTGCAGTTACATTAGTATTATCAAGATTTATTGTAAGAGCATCTCCAACCATTGAGGTGCTTATGACATTGCCGCCGTTAATCGACAAGGTATCGACGCCTGATGTTATGGTGGAACTTCCATCGTCAGATGAAACGTTAAACTCCGTTGCAACTGCTTCAATGTTTGAATTGACCTGATCAATTAATTGATCTACATAAAGCTTGGTTGTAGCGTGAGAATTAGCAGTTGGAGTTGGTACTGCTATGACTCCAGAAAATGTTTTATTTCCTGTGATTGTTTGAGCTGAGCTAAGGGTGGTGAATGCACCTGGCCCTGCAATTGCCAAGGCTGTTCCGGTTCCGCCAGCTCCTGACGTACCTTCGCCATAATACAGTGTGTCATCAACTTCATTGAATGCAAGTTCTGCATTTTCTATTACTGCTGGAGCACCAGCTGCGCCAGATGTTCTGCGCCTGATTCTAATTGTATTAGCCATTTTTAAAAGTTTCCTCCATCAACTAAGTTTTCCTCGGCATAGTTGACCCATGCAGAGCCGTTATAGCGTAAAACTTGACCGGTTGTAACAGAATTTATAGTAACATCATTCAAACCATTTAATACAGATATATTCGCAACATTGGACTCAATGCTGGAAATTCTATCTTTTACAGTCAAGTGTGATCCAGCTGGATTTAACCCTATGACGGTTTGGATTGCCTCAACAGCATCGTTTAGATCGGCGTGCTGCTGATGGTGCGGTACAGCAACTGAATCCAACCTATCGGTAGAAGTTGGATTTACAAAATTGTCAAGTGAGGCTGGATATTGTACTGCCATTTTATTCCTTAAAGAGAAAGAATTTTACTAACTGTATCACTCCAAAATATAGTAATTGAAATGTTGGAATTAGTACCTTCAAAAGGCAAACCTTCTGAGTTGTCTATGTATAGAATCAGTCTTGAGTCAGAATTTGAAGATCCAACTTGATAAAGAGCTATCGCATCGAAAGCTTCTCCCGAATGATCTATCACTATATCATCTGCATTTAATATTCCATTTGTGCTAGTGATGTTGGATAGATTGCCTGAAGTGGCCTTAATTGCATTTGAGGGAATATCAGAAACAAACTGGTCTGAAGATATATTAACAGTATATTCATTGCTATCAATCAGTAATACTTTATAATTAGATGCAGTTGTATTAATTTGACCTTTTAAAAGAGATTCTTTTGCTTTAGTATAAACTGCATTTGCCATTTAAACACCAACATTTTTTGAAACAATTATTCTATATTTATATCCGCTCTCAAAATAATCTTTATTTTCAGCGTAATATGCTGGAGTAGCATCATTTAGTGATGGAAAGTCTATGTAAACCTCTGGTTTCCAAGAATGCAATTGAACATTTGTTTCTATATTTTCCCATCTAGAAGGAGTTCTTTGTATTTTTTTTCTTTGACATTTGAAAAATGTATTATTTAAAAAGTTTGATGCTGGACGAGCATTGAATATAATTTTTGCCCTACCCATGTTGAAATCATTTTCAATATAAAAATCTCCATTTACCGGAACAACTTCAGATATATAAAACTCTGGATTTTTTGCAAGGATTTGAACACTAGTATAAGCGTCTGTCCTGATTGATTTATCTTCAACTAAAATTTCACCTGGTTCTGGTGCTCTTACTGAAGAGAATGACGATGGGGTAGCATCACTGCCTTTCCAGGTAAAGCTTATTTGTTCTTCAGGAATGGTTTCGTTCGCTGCATCAAGAAAATTTACAAGTCTAATCAAATACTCTTGATCCGAAACAAGATTTGCATCTGAATCCCAGTATATTTTTAAGGTTCTTGATATTTGATTGTAATCAACTATGGTTTGAATATCTAAAAATGGATTAGAAATAATAGAGGGCGTAGAGCTATTTGTTTGTACAATAAAATTTTCATTTTTTAAGCTACTTATTTTAATGGTTCTGCCAAATTTAATTGCAACCATTGTAGAATCTAGTGCTACGACTGTGTCGATTAATGCAAGCGCCACTTAAATCTCCCAACACGCATATTTATTATTTGTAGTAACAAAAATATAGACAAAAACAATAGGGGGTGGCTTTCGCCACCCCCGATTGCTTAGGTCATAACTATAACGATCCTAAGATTGGATTATCAGGAGACATCCTTCTTAAGTTCGACCTCGTAGTTACGAGTGAGGTTCACGTTCTTAGCAACTGTGATTCCTTCACCGTCACCGAGCATCACGATGTCATAGCGTTCCTTCATCTTCATTGAACGAATGTCACGGCTTGGATCATCAAACTGATCTGTGCTCATGTCATCCTTGACGAGAAGTGTGCCGACTTCGTTGCGATCGATCAGGAACAGGTCTGACTTCGCAGGTGTTGAACCACTCTTGGCTGTGAAGCTCACGAATGGTGAAACAATGACGTTCAGGCCCATTGGTGCTGTTGTATTGAGCGCACCTTCTGCTGACTGTGGACGGTAGCCCCAGCTTGTATTCACTGCTGCGGCTGAACCACCTGTGTGGAAGATCGCATCCTTGAGGAAGATCGACCACATGAGTGGGTGCAGAATGAAGTCTGTTGGAACATGGTTTTCAGCCATCAAAACAGCTGCCATATCAACGACATCGTCCCATGTAATGGTTCCATTGGCTGTGCCATCGAAACCAAGACCGGTTGTATCATCGTATGAGCTGCTGACGTTATCGAACACTACAGTTGCAGCATCCTTGAAACGGCTAAGAGCAATCTGCTCCTTGAGTCTTGCCATAGCACGGCCGGCTGCACGTACGTGCATGCCAACGATGTCCCAAAGTGAGTCAGCGATGACTTCTTCTGTGAAAGCCAGCTTGACACCTTTCTTTGAAACCTTGCCCTCGACCTGCTTAGCAAATGCGAGTGCCTGCTCTGGATACTCTTGACCCTCAGGTATTTCTGCAGCTTGGATTGCGTTAACCGCTGGGAACTCTAGCGAGCGTCCCTTGCCCAGGCGCACCGTTGAAAGAAGCGGAGTCACCAAAAGCTGGGGCTCTGCTGCTTCCTTTAGTGTACGTGAGATAACCTTAGGAAAGAGGGCAGCTGCATCTGGTGATGCAAAAGCTTCTTTAATGGTTACTCTGTTGTTTTCATCGATATGCCCGTCCTCGGTTAGTGCATTCTCCCAAGCTGGGAGACCCGAGAGGAGCTCTTGGATTGTCTTACTCATCTTAGGATATTCCTCCTGTTATCTTTCTTTTATTAGAGTGTTAGATTGACGCGGAATGCACCAACCACATTGTGTACATCCAGATTGGAACGGATACCAAGCTTGCCTGAGAAAGCGCCGGCTCTTGTGAGCTCGAACACTGTCTTAAGTGCACCTGGATCTGATGGCAATTGCATGTAGGAAAGCAGACCATCATCAAAGTTGGTTGCAAACTTCTCTACCTCTACTACCTTACCAACCTGGAGGTAAGAATAGGCTGCTGATGAATTGTAGAAATCACCTGCAGCTGCCAAAACCGGACGACCCATGTGGTCAGCTCTTACGACTGAACCAACTGTGACGTCAGCATTAACGCCTGTCACCATTGGATATTCAACATATCCATGGGTGATGAAACCTGCACCCTGTGAGGTGCCTTTGTCGAATGGACGGTACAGATCGTACTGTGCGCAACCGATTGGCACTGAACGTGCAGGAACTGCTACTGTGTCTGTTGCACCTGAGCTGTAGCTTGGTGTGGCGCCGTTCAGTGGATCCCACGAACTTGGCATGTTGTCACCCCATGTTACAGATGAGCCGGTTCCATTGGCTGGAACTATGCAAGCGTCTCCGTTTGCATCTGCAACGACTGAAAGAATGGTTCCCTTTGTGATTACGATCTCAAAACGATCGTCTTCACTGTCGAGATACCATGTTGGTAGACCCTTGTGAGGAAGCAAATAGGCTGCTGGGGCAATACCCTCAGAAACCACAAAGCGCCCTGCACCTGTCTTGGTGCCTACTTTACGAAATTTTGCTAATGACATTGTTTTCTCCTTGGTGTGTTAATTAGAGCTTACGGCGACCCATAAGCGTATCTACGAAAAGCTGTTCTACAGAAATCTTGTCGTCAGATTTTTCTTCATTCTTTTCATCATCGAGTGTGATTGCATTTCTTTCACCTTCGACAACTTCAGTCTCTGAAGCAATTTCTGGCATGACTACCTTGGTGTTTTTTACTTGGGGCATTTTTGCCAGATCTCTTAGCGAATCTGCAAGTGAGGATGCACTACGATTCTTGTGATCTTCAATTGCTGATTCTCTATTTTCTGTCGACTCAAGACCAACTGCAATCTTTGCATCAACAACTCTTTCTACAAGGGTGTTGTGCAAAGCTTTTTTCAGCTTGGCATTCTCTTCTTCAAGTGCCTTTACTCTTTCAAGTAATTCGGACTGCTCTGGCTCAGTAGCTACTTTTTCTTCACTATTGAGTGAGCTCTCCTCTTTTGGCTGTTCTTGAGTTTCAGCCTGAGTTTCCTCAGACTTCTCTTGTGGCTCTTCAGCTTTTTCAGACTCAACAGCTTCAACAGCTTGTTCATCTGCTTTCTCTGAATTGTCATTTGAGATCTCTTCTTGTGTTGGAGCATTTTCGATTTGTTGCTCTTCAACTTTTGGTTCGGAAATTTCTTGTGCTTGTTCTAATTTTTGTTCTGCCTCTTCTTTTGCAGATGCGAGTTCTTGCTCAAGAGATTCTACAACGGCTAGCACATTGTCCTCTTTGGGATTTTCGTTCATATTCGAAGACTCCTCATTGTCTTTATTTTCTTTATTTAATAGTAATGAATCACCATCTTGCTTGTAAGTTTCACTTTCCTGTATGGCCATTGCCGTAAGGAATGCTCCCTTGAGGTGAAGATATAGTGGTTTACTTTCTTTTTTCTTTAAATCTTTAAGAATTGACTTATGCTCTTCAACAGAGAAGATATCTTCTTCATCCATATTTAAAACAAATGCTGAACTACGAGCAATCCATCCATCTGATGAATTTTGAATTGGCGTATCCCCTGAAGAAGACTTTCTTACACCCGACTTTGCGTCTGCGGGTTGATTAACAAACGAATATTCTTTAAATGAAATGTCCTGCATATCAATATATGCTAGCTTACCCTTATAAACTTGGCCTCTTTTATACTTTGGAAATTTTGGCTTTCCATCTGATGATTCTGAAGCTAGATCTTCTCCAGAAATTGAACAAACAGCCTTTCCAGCCCTTCCGCCTACTGATCCAGTCAAATACCTTTTATCAAGGACTTTTTGAATAGCAACAGGATCGGTTATAGCAACTTGCAGTCTGACGTAAGAAGAGCCATCTTGTTCTTTATCCATTTTTGCTGCCATAACCCTTCCAATTGGTTCAGAGTTTAGGTCATGATTTAAGATTATTGGCTTTGGATATGGTTCAACCCAAGATTGAAGTGCTTTTTCAAGTTCAGCTGCAGAGTAATTATTATAGTTTGCAGTGAGTCCGCTCATGTATTGCGGCAACTTCTATTATTAGGCCTTTTGATGCATTATTTGCCTCTGAAAAATCAAGATCAGAATTTTTAAAATCTGGCATTTCTATGGTGAATGTTTCGACAAAATTAAAAGCCATTTTTTACTCCATTTTTAATATCTTAATATATAGTAAATTTACTTTTATGACATTAAACAATTTTATATAAAGATATCATATTTTTGCTAAGTTTGCAACTGACTGCGCTTGTCTGGGATCTCCGCTTTTCAAATATGCTCCCAACATTTGGGGGTGCATAATGTGAGGTGCGTATATGTACGAGGCACTGTATAGGTTCTTGTACCCATTTTTGTGGGCTTCCCCACACCAACCTAAGTCTTCTCCTTGAGAGTGAAATTTATAGTTAA